AGTGATAAGATTATAGATAGATTTTATAAGCATGATTATTCTATTGGTCCGTACATACCATCAAGATTTGATCTAGGTTGGTCAGTAGAGTTTGTAGAGCATGTTGATAAGCCTTATATGCCAAATTTTCTAGAAACATTCAAAGTGTGTCACTACGTTATAATGACGCATGCACTTCCTGGGCAACCAGGACATCACCATGTAAATTGTATGCCTCAAGAATATTGGTTTGGAGTTATGGAAGCTATTAATTTTGAGCTCATGGTAGATGAGACTAATGAGATGAGACATGCTTCTACTATGAAAGAGCGTTATATTCGTCAACAAGGGTTTTTGTTTAGAAATAGATTGTGGTAATATGGATGGATTTGGTGCTTATAAAACGTACCTAGCTCTTAAATCACATTTTAGCAATAGTTATTACGATTATTTTAAATATAACGGGCGTTCTCGTGCAAGTCTTAAATCGTTTGAGCAACGCCATGATAAGTATTTTTTTACTAAGTTAGCTAACCATAAGGATATTATTAATTTTTTAGTAGCTAATTTTTTACATAACGGTACATCTTGGGTCGGTGATTTAGTTAATGAAGAATCAGCTGAAAAGAATTACCGTGAATGGAAAAAGCGAGTGGAAAGCTTATCGTATATTTTTCGTAATGATATTGATAGACTAGGTAATTGTTACAATGGTAATTTAAAAGTGATTGATGGAGGACACCCAGTATTGTTAGTTAAGCATCTTCGTAAAGAGATTGCACCAGAGACTATACTTATTCTTAACGATATTACACCGTTTTTCACTTTATGGAACCGAAGAATAACGGATACTATTATCTGGCCAACAACACACTTAAAGTTGAAAAAATACAGACCTTTCTTTACAATTGATCTTAACAAGTACAAAAATATAGTACTTGAACGATTTAGCAACAGCTAAATATAGTGTTAGGCAACTAACACAAAACTTCATATTACGTATATTACGCACACAAGGAGATGATGATGGTAGATTTTAGTTCTATGAAAGCCAATCGCAAGTCAATGTTTGATAATCTCAATCAAGAGATGAGCAAACTCAATTCAACACCCACCTCAGAAGATAACCGATTTTGGAAACCAGAAGTAGATAAGTCCGGTAACGGATTTGCTATTATTCGATTTCTACCGGCACCAGCTGGTGAGGACGTACCTTTTGTACGTGTATGGGATCACGGGTTCCAAGGCCCTGGAGGTTGGTATATCGAGAAGTCGTTGACTACTTTAGGTCAAAAAGATCCAGTATCGGAGTATAATACTGAACTCTGGAATTCAGGCATTGAAGCTAACAAAGAGACTGTTCGTAAGCAAAAGCGCCGGTTAAGCTATTTTAGTAACATTTATGTTATTAGCGATAAAGCAAACCCAGAAAACGAAGGTAAAGTATTCTTATTTAAGTATGGTAAGAAGATTTTTGAAAAGCTTAATGCAGCTATGAACCCTGAGTTTGAAGATGAAGCACCACTAAACCCGTTTGATCTATGGGAAGGTGCTAACTTTAAACTTAAGATTCGTAATGTTGAAGGTTATCGTAACTATGATAAATCTGAGTTTGACAAGTCAGCCCCGCTTTTTGAAGATGATGGTAAACTAGAGCAAGTTTGGAAGAAACAATATAACCTTTCAGAGTTTACAGATCCAACTAATTTTAAGAGCTATGATGAGCTTAAAGCTAAGCTAAATCGAGTACTTGGTTTAACTGGTACACCTCGCACTCAAACTACCGCTGAATCTAATCAGTGGGAAAGTGAACCGGGTATGTTAGCACCTAAGCCAATGAAGCAACTTTCATCACAGAATTTACCTGATGATGAGGATATTGACTTCTTTAAAAAGCTAGCCGAAGAGGCTTAAGAGGCATAAGCAGTGGAATGTCTAGTTCCATTGCTTAGAGATCCTCTATTAGCCATTGGTGAAGGTATAGTAGGTGGAGGTTGCTGTCCCTTGGCACCTCCAGCGCCTTGAACACCACCTAAGTTTACACTAGAAGTGGTAGATGAAGGAGTTGTACTTTGTGCCTCAACAGATTCTGAAGCTGAAGATATACTAGCACCTGATCTAACTTGCTCCCCAGAAGAATCCAATACAGCACTACCTTCAGAAGAAACTACATTCCCGGCTGTTTCTTGTTTAGCTGATTTTACAGATTCAGATTTACCTGATGCAATATTAGTAGCCCCGCTGCCTTTTTCTTTAGGTACTAAAATAGGTGCACCTGGATTAGTAGGGTTATCAGGTGACGGGGGAGTTTTAGCTAATTGTACATGCCAATCTTCACCAGGTATAGGTCTAATTAGACCAAATGATTCTAACCAACCAGTAGAATTTTCTCTTGAACCGGCAAGTACGTTTAACCCCCCGGCCCCTTTAGAATTAATATCTATAGCAAGTCCAGAAGAGTGTAGAGAACCTCTTCCTTTACCAAGTGGAGGTCCGGGTTCAGCTACTTTCTTTTTAGCTATAGCTGGATCGCCTACTCTTGCTACTTCAGCATCCCATAGTTCTTTTTGTTTTTCATTAGATCTGAATCCAGAAGTAATTACTAATTTTTTACCAGTTTTTTGTTTAAAGTCAGCAGCCATTGCTGCAACTCTTTCAGTTAGTGGTGCTTTTAAACCTTCAGTATCAACTCCAGATTGTTTGTCTGTTATGGTTGTTAGAGTTGGTTTGATACCTCCTCCAGCTGCAGCGCCTGGAGTAATTCCACCACCTGGGGCTGCTCCTGGTGTAATACCAGTGCCGCCCCCTGCAGGTGGCGGGGCTGATGGAGCAGCAGTTGCAGCCGGTTTAGGTTTAGTTGGTACAGGTACTGGTTCGGTCTTTTCAGTTCTTCTTACATCAGCTTGATACGCACTAGGAGTAGGTTTAGTTGGTACAGGTACTGGTTCGGTCTTTTCAGCTCTTCTTACATCAGCTTGATATGCACTAGGAGTAGGTTTTACTTCTTCTTTAGCAGGAGCAGGCTGTTCTTTTTTTACTGGTACTTCTTGACTTACAGGCGCAGGCTTACTTTCTGGCTGAGGTTTTTCTTCTTTTGGTTTTTCTTCACCTCCGGTCATAGCAACAGCGGCTGCACCAGCACCAGCAACAGCTACAGCACCTACTACAGCAGCTTTTTTCTTATCTACTTTTTTTAATTTACCTAAAGTTCCTTTTGCCTTAGCTATTAGACTCATAACAGTCTCTAAAGCTTCACCTATACTCTGTAGAACTTTAGCACCTAAGTATAAAGCTAAGCCTGATCCGGCTACCATTAAAGCTTTTTCAAAATTACTAAGTTCCTTAGAAGTATTTTCACTTCCGGTCATAAAACCGGTAAAGAAAGCAGTTATTTTTTCTTTAACATCTTTAGGTAAGAAAGCGTACACTATACCAGATACAGCTGCTATAACTGCAGGGTTAGTAAAAAAAGCTTTTAAGAGTGTACTAAAAGAAGAACCTTCTTCCCTAACTGCTGTCTGTTGTTTGACAGGTATTGCCTGTCTGGTTTCCATCGCTTTTTCTTCAGCAAAATAAGCTTCAGATTGTTTTTGCTCTACTGCTTTTTCAAGTATATTTCTTAGTTGTCCAATATTATTTGTAAGTAATTCTATATTACTAATTAGTGGCGATATATCCCCACTACTAATCTTTTCAGTTTCAGCTATTCTATTTTCAGCAGCTGTTAAATCTTCTTCTATGTTTTGAATCCTACTCGTATTACTATTTACTAATTGTAATAACTTAACATTTTCAGAAATTGTACTGCTTAATTGTGATTGTATTTTTAATAGTTGATCTTCTTGCGACCCAGTACGTTCCTGTGCTTGTTGAAGTTGATATGATACGTTTTTAAGTTCTTTTTTTATTCTTACTCTTTTACGTGCCATATTATCTTCCTACAGACACAGAATATGTCATTGTTTGTGATGGAGGACTTGCTTCTGCCGATGAAGCTATTACTTTTCTATTATCTACATTAGCTATAACAACAGTCTGATCCATAGCAGCATCTTTCTTTTCCCCAGCCACTTGTTCAGAAGAGGCATTCATTAGTGATCCTGTAGAAGGGGTAGCTTGTATATTTTCTGCAGGGGGTTGAATAGATTCAGTTGTACTACTAGATAAGGGTGTAGAAGTACTTTCACTTGAAGATTCGGTAGTCATTGCTCCAGCCGGTGAACTTCCTCCAGAACTTTGTACAGCCATTGTTACAGTCGGTGCACCTCCTACAGTGGTTGCGGCTATGCTAGCAGTACTTTTACTTTTATCTTCAGATACCTCTTTGCTAGTTTTAGTAGAAGTAGCAGCTGGTGATGGTTTACTTTCATTAGTTGCTGATAAAAACGCTGTATCCTGTTCTGTTGTACCAGAAGATGACATACCAGAAATAGCAGCACGATTTTTTTCTTGTTCTTTTTTATTACCTGTAAGTGCGTTCCATGCACCCTTAATTTTTCCAGTATCTAATAATCCAAAAGATACTGTACTAATAACATTATCTACAATTAGTTTGCCTATTTCAGATATATTAACTTCATCACTTTCTTCTTTAATTGCTGGTACATCATCTGATTCTTCGTCTATGTCTTCTGGCTCATCAGGTTCAGTAGACTGGTTTATCATATAATCCAGTATAGTTCCTACTACTATACCAGCTACCAAACCAACACCAGTTACTGCTAAGCCTTTTTTTAAAAAATTAGAAAGACCTTTTAATTTTTTAAGTCTTTCTATTCTTTTTTTTCTATTTTGATTTCTTGTCTTTCTATTTTCTTTTTCTTTTTGTTTACGCTTATCCATCTTTTCTTTTTCTTCGATGGTAGCTTCTGATTGATCGTTAGTAAGCCCAAACAATATCCCTACTAATTTGCTTAATCTTATAAATGTAGCTATAGTATCAGATACTTGTTTAAATACTTTAACAGCAAATACACCTGCTAAAGCTATTCCTACTAGCTTTAAAGCAGATAGGATATTTTCAAACAAATCTTTGCCTAATAGACCAGAAAGAAAAGATGCTAGATATTCTCTAGCTTCCTTGTTTACTAACAATGCAATTAAAGAACCTAGTAATGCTATATCTATTCCTCGTCCTAACATGTTAGAGGTGCTTCCAGCAATAGAAGGAGCAGCCTCTCTAACTGCTTGTGGTTGAGGTTGCTCTAAATTAGGTGTAATCTGAAATAATTCTGCAGTTAATACAACTACCTGCCCCATGTCCTGGGCTGATTTATCAGTTAGTTGTACTAACAGTCTTGCAGCTGCATCTGGAATAAAAATACCGCTAATATTATTTAATGCAGTTTCTGCTGTTTGTTGAATCTGTTGTTGATTATCTGCCATGTCGTTTTTCTAATCGTTCTTTCTCTCTTTCTAGATAATCTAATAACATCTCAACGTACAAGTCCCTCTCAAAAGGTATTAAGTTTTCTATATCAGAAACAGACCACTTGTGGTGCTGAGCCAAACCAAAAATAACTTGATAATAGTTACTTAAAGAATTATGACTCAGCCCAATGTAAAAAAATCAGTTAGTGAACTTAAAACAATTACTCTTTCGTTACCTAAACTATTTGTATATTTAACTTCATAATGTAGTTTAGGCATTGTAGTAAAAAACTTCTGTAACTTTTCAAAAGCGTTTACATCTAAACTATTTAAAAATTCATCTAATTCTTCAACTGTACTTTCACTTACTAAATAAGTATTCTTATCGTAGTTAATTTTATCAATACAACTCTTAAGCACATTAAAGAAAAAATCTGTACTAGTATTAATAGAAGCCAGCTCATTAGTAATTGATACCCTTGGATATCTCATTTCAATAGTAAGCTTTTTATTAATAATTAGTTTTGTAGTATGTTCGGGATTATGTCGTACTTCTACTTCATCTAAATTTACTTCTACGTTATATTTTTTATCGTCTTCTAAATCTCTGTATGTTAATTTAATAATATTATTAACCGATCTTGCACGCAGTTTAATAAACATGTATTCTAGATCTATTGTAGGTAATGTTTCAACATCAACATCACCCTCCATAATACAATTATTAATAACTTGTTTAATAGCAGAAACCATCTCTGCGTTTTCATCACTCTGTATAGCCATTAATAGTATTTTTTCTTCTTTTACTAAAAACGGTCTTAATTTAACTACTTGTTTTGATGCTGGCAGTGTCAAATCAAAAGTAGGATGCTCAATCTTTGGTAATGGCATAATATATCCTTAAAATAATCTTCCTATGGCTAAACTTGTATTGTTTACAACGTTAATAATATCTGCCACTCCAGTTGGCTTTCTTATACTTGCTAAGGTCTGAAGTGCAGTACCTGCTTTTAATAGACTTTGTACTAATCCAGGTTGTCTATTTTCTTGAATTTGAAGTAAATTGATTTTTTCTATCTTCCAGTTATAGTAAGAAAAAGTAATTGGTAGTCTAGAAATACTATCAGAGTCACTCCATCCTAATGAAATATCCCCGAAAAAAATTGGAAATGCTTTTGTTAATCTTACATTAATAATATCATTATTTGCTTCATCTACTGTAGTAATAATAATATCTGATTCATATTCATCTTTATAATTTACTTCAAATGGTCTCATAGCTGTATTATTAACTATAGCTTGACTGCCATTCATTGTACTTTCAAACCGTACAATACCATTCATCCATTTATAAAAAAAGCTTTGAACTAGTCCTGCTGCATCTACGTAAAACGACATACTTAAATCTACAAATGTAGGTGCATAAGGCTTTCGCTCTGTAGGCCCGTAACCATAACGTCTTATATCAGATGTGTTGAGAGATACACCAGGTAAGTTAGTAGATTCAGTTAAAAATGCAAGTGTTCGCGCATTTTGTGACTCACCTCTTAACATTTTAGGAGGAGCAATTTCAACATAATAATATGCTGGTCTTGTAAAGCCATTAAGTTTAGAAGTAGTAGCTATAAAATTACTTAAATCTCTTCGATTAGAAGAAGGTCTTACACCAGTACCAGTACCAAATAAAGACGATACGCTATTTCTAATTGAGTCGGGAATACCAGGCAGATTGACTAGTGCGTTAGCCGTACCTGCAACATCCCTAGTCTTTGATATAAGACCATTTATTGAATCAGAAATTGCCATTAAGGATTCCTTATTTTCTTAATACTATCCTGGTGTACCTTAGACTCTCTTGCCTTTGCAAAACTTTGTAATGGTAAAAACATGGCAATATCCCAGTCAGACACGTCCACATGTATAAATCTAGTCTGAATATAGTTATTTAGATAGTGTTTTATACATGGTTTATAAAATCTTAATGCTGCTGCTGAAGATAGAATTCTATATGTTATTCTAAATCTAGCAAGATCTTCCTCACCTACAACATAACTATACAATTCATCTAAAAGGCGAGCACGTAAATCAATAGGCAAGTAATGAAGATTGAGTGCTTTAAATCCATCTCTTGCAGGTGAAAAAGGTATAACTACTGGAAATCTATCATAGTAAGGTAATGTAGCTTTATGTTTAGGATCATACTTATAAACATATACATGGCCTAATCTAAATCTTGTATCAGCAAGCCTTATAGCCTGCCTTATTACTTGCAGCGAATTAAGCCGTTCAACTTCATTAGCTTTTTCTCTGTACCATTGACGTGCCTGTTCTTCTTTCTCTGGTATATCAGTAGCAGTAATAAACCTATTAAAAAATCTCATACTATACCTAATTCTTTTTCAGTCATTAACATAAATTTCCATTTTCTGTCATGACAGTAATCTTCTGCTGCTTTCCATTTAGCACTATTAATACCAAAAGTAGTTACTTCGTTAATATATTTTTTAGTGACTTTAGATTGCTTTTTTGGTGGAGTGGTTTGAGATTTAGGTTTGACTTCAACTATTAACGTCTCTACTATACCGGATGTATTTTTTCTTTTTATATAAAAATCCGGATAATATCTATGAATTTTACTATCTACAGGTGATTTATACGGTATAAAAAATTCCTCACTTGCCCATAGCAATACGTCTGGGTGTGCATCTAAATAACTCATTAGCTTTAGTTCCCAGCTGCTACGATAAATAATATTACTAGGGTCACCTTTATACTTACCTGGATTCCTAGGTTTAAACAATCCTTTATAGCTCATCACATATTTATGGTAGAACCAGACGCCTTTATCGAGAATAACACCGTTTCTTCTCAAATTAATAAATCACTATCATCGTCTATTAAAGATTTTGGTAGTGCGTTAAGCGGGACTGTGAAGGCTGCCCAGGGAGGGGTGGGCGATTTATTAAATAATGTAAATTCGTTTGCCAGTAAGTTTAATTCTATAGGAATGGGCGCTGGTAATTCTGTTACTGCAGCACTCAATCAACTAGGATCGTTAGGCAATTATTCTAAATTTAAAGATAATTTTGTACCTCCTTCTAAAATAGATAGTTTAAGACCTGAAGCTTCAAGACCAGGTCCTGTAGGTAATTACACTTTTCCTAATGATATTGGTGATTACTTTATTGTATTTACTTGGAAAAAGTATGATAGAAAATTACCTATAGGCAACCCTGTATCGCTACCTACAGCAGTTATTAACTTACCTATACCTAATAATTTACAAGAACAATTTAGTATGCAGGTTACAGAAAAGCAGTTAGGTGTTGCTGGATTATTAAGTGATGTAGTAGGAACAGCATTAGAAGGTGGTGGTTCTAAAGAATCATTTCAAAAAGCAGGTGAACAATTAAGAGGTGAAATTACAAAACCAGGTACTGCGTATTATGTTGGTAGGACTTTAGCCGGGCTCAGCGATAGTTTAGGTGCAGCAGTAGATCTTGCTACTGGAGTAGCTCTGAATCCTTTCCAAGCCATGGTATTTCAAGGTGTAAATTTAAGATCACATCAGTTTACTTATAGGTTTTCTCCTAATTCAAAACAAGAGTCTGAGACACTACGTAAAATAATTATGGAATTTAAACGTAGAATGCATCCAACTAAAGATGGTCTAATATTACAATTCCCAGATGTATGCGATATTAAATTTGGTAACAAAGAAAGCCCTTATTTTTTTAAAGAGGCTTGTTTTTTAGATTCAATGACTGTAAATTATGCACCTGCCGGTCAACCGGCATTTTTTGCAGGTACTAATCAACCAGTAGAAATAGAAATATCTTTATCGTTTAAAGAAACAGTACCTATTATGCGTGATGATTTTAAATTAGAAAACAGTAGTTCTGTAAATTACGGAACATAGGTACAATTATGTCCATGTACAACTACTTTAAAAAACTAGGTACTGTTAGTTACAACGGCGATATTGTAAATAATATTATTACGTCTATTAGATTTAAAGATGTAGTAGAAAAAAATAATTTTATATTTTATCCTTACACTATTGAAGAATATGAAAGACCTGATTTAATTGCCGAGCATTATTATGGCGATAGCAGATATACTTGGGTAATATATCTTTCAAACAAAATTGTAGATCCATATTTTGAATGGCCTTTAAGTACAAATGAATTCCAGTCATTTATTATTAAAAAATATGGATCAGTAGAGGCTGCATTAGAAAAAATAGAATTTTATAGAAATAACTGGTATGGTGATGATAGTATTATTTCTATATCGGCTTATAGTGCATTAATATCTACACTTAAAAAATACTGGTCACCAATTATTGGGTATTCTAATGCAATTACTTCCTATGAAAGAAAACAAGTAGATTATGTTCTAGAAACAAACCAAGTAGTAGAGTTGACACTTAGTAATGTTACTGGGTTGTCTGTTAATGAGAAAATTACTCAAAGAACATCAGGTGCAGTATCGGCTACTGGTTTTATAGGTGCTATTAAAACAAATTCAATAGTGTTAAAAAATATAACAGGTGCATTTGCTGTTACTGCTGGATCTGTTGGTAGCATCACTAATAATTCTGGAAGTGCTTCTAAGAGTGTAAGTACTGTTACCATTATTAGTACACCAATACCAGCAACGGAGTTGAGTTACTGGGAAGCAGTCACAGCTTATGACTATGAAAATGAATTTAATGAATCTAGAAAAAATATTCAATTACTGGACAGACAGTATATTGATCAAGTAGAAGATCAAATTTTAGAATTATTGTCTTAATGAATAGTACATACGAACCTGGCGATATAAAAATTCTAAAAATAGAATTGCTAAATCCTCAGACAGGAGCCAAAGTAGATATTAGAGGTCAAATTGCATATCTAGCTATTTTTGAGGATATAGAAGAACCAAGCATGATGCTTGAGGCTATGATTAATGATTCAGTTAATTTAGCTCAAGATTTTCCAATTGTAGGTGAAGAAATAATTAATATTACTTATGTTACACCTGCTAGAGAAAATCCTACAAGACTTTCATTTAATGTGTTTAGTATAGAAGGTACCGATGTATCTCCTACTTCCAGATCATCTATGTATTTTATTAAAGCAGTATCTCCTATTCACCTCTTTAACGCTTTTGGTGTAATAGAAAAAACGTACAATACTATTATAAGTGAAATGGTAGAAGATATTCTTAAAACAGCGGCCGGTAATACAGAAAAGAAAAATTTAAGAACTTTTGTAGAAAAAACTAAAGGTATGGTTCCTGTACTTATTCCAAGTCTTGCTCCTTTTGAGGCTGTAGACTTTTTAAGACAAAAAGCAGTAAGTGCAGAGTTTCCTTCTGGTGGTGCTTTTGTATTTTTTGAAAATCAGTACGGAATACAATTTAGAAGTATAGAAGGATTATTAAAAGATGGTAAAACATCAATCGATTCAAAAAAATTTACTTATTATCCTGGAACCGGCTTAGATAAATCTAGACAAAATTATGCATTTAGAAATTTACTTAACTATGTGCATTTAAATAAGTTCGATACTATAGATAAAATACAAAGTGGATCTTTAAGTACGGAAGTTGAATCTTTCGATCTTTTAACTAAAGATGTACAATTAGAAACTTACAAATTATCTGAATCAGCAAGATTATTTACTTCTACTGAAAATAAGAGTAAGTTACCTAATTCTAATCAATTTATTAATAGGTTAGAGAAATCTAGTCCTAGTAGAGTTATTATGACTAAAGATACATCTAAAGGTAATGACTTTATAGATGCTACTATAGGATTGAAATCTATTTACGCTAATTTTTTAAATCAAAATGGTCTTAGAGCATTAGTTTATGGTGATAATTATCTTTCAGTTGGTGATGTAGTTGAAATTAAGTTGCCAGAAACTTCGGGTACAACAGAAAAAAAGACCAGTGATCGTTTAAATTCAGGAAATTATTTAATAACTAAGTTACGTCATCAAATTACTATAGAAGAAGGTAACAAGCCTAAGCACTATTGTTCTTTTGATTGTGTGAGGATAGGCTACAAATGACTGGAAGAAGTTTAGGACGAGAAGGCGTTTCTTGGTTTATAGGTACTGTTGAAGATAGAGATGATCCTAAAAAATTAGGACGTATACGCGTGAGAGTATTAAATTACCACACTACCAATAAATCTCTCATGCCCACAGAAGAACTACCATGGGCGCCTGTATTAATGAGTGTAAACAGTTCTAGCTATCAGCAAATAGGTATAGCACCTACTGGTATACAAAAAGGTGTTACTGTAATTGGAATGTTTTTAGATGGTAATGATGCAAACCAGCCTATTATATTAGGTACACTACATGGTATACCTGGAAACAATATTAATAATCATGATGTGACTTTGCTTGCAAGAGAAACAAACAGTATAGAAAAAGAATATGATTCATACGAACCTAGTTCAGCTTATGCTTCAAAATATCCTTTCAATAAAGTACTTACTACCGAACGAGGTCATGTCATTGAAATAGATGACACACCTGGTGCCGAACGAATTCATGTTTATCATAAATCAGGAACTTACACTGAAATTAATAAAGATGGTAGACAAGTAGATAAGGTAGTAAATGATCATTTTGAAATTATTTTAGGCAACGATACGATACATATACTAGGTAATTCTACAGTTAAGATTGATGGCAATGCTGATATTACCGTAGATGGTAATGTTGACCTAACAGTAGGTGGAAATTTTAATGCACAAGTATCAGGTACATATACGGTAAATTCTGGTGGTAATATGACATTTACAGCACCAAAAATAGATTTAAATTAAAATGCCAGGAATTGCACGTAAAGGGGTTGATGCAGCAGGTGGTACTAACATTGGAGGATCAGGTAATGTATTTGTTAATGGTGCAGGAGCAGTAAGAAAAGGTGATGCTGTTGCACCTCACGGTATAGGATTACATGCTGGACCAGTTATGGTAGGTAGTTCTAGTACTGTTTTTGTGAATGGTATAGGGGTGTGTAGGGCAGGAGATGCGGCCTCCTGTGGTCATCCTGATAGTGGGTCAAGTAACGTATTTGCTGGAGGATAAATGGCCATAGTAGCAAGAGCTGATAAAGCTTCACCTAATATTAAAAAACAAATATTATATACCGATATTTTTACTTCAGCTATGTTTAATGTTGATACTAGAGATGTTCAGTTAGCTGAAAATGAAGATGCTGTTAAACAAAGTATACTTAA